CCGGCCTTTTGTTCGTGTCTTCGAGGCTGGTCCGGATAGGATTCTCCATTATAAGCGGAGGGTATCACTTACGGTACAGAATTGTATCGATGAAGCTAAGACCCTCCTGTCAATCAGCTTCCCTGAGAGGAGGTTAATAGGGATATGCGAACCGTTAAAGGTTCGTGTGATTACTATTCACCATGCTTGGGAGCCCGCTCTTTGGAGCGGCTACCAAAAGCATCTGGCGCGTCAGAATCGTCAGATCCCTCAGATCCTCTCTGGGAAATCGGAGCTTGTAGATGGTATTTGGGAAGATTTCCCTGAGGACATCCGGAAGATTTTCCGTGATGCCAAAAACCATTATGAAAGTCTGGGAGTTGACTGGGTCTTGATTTCGGCGGACGCAACTGCGGCTACTGATTCAATTCACCCTCTAACTACCTTAGCTGGAGCTGAAGGTAGTCTCTCAAACGCTTATTGCCCCGATCTTGATTGGCTCTTTAGGAATACCTGGACTGGAGTTTACGGAGACCCACGCCTTAGTTCTGTTGAACAGATCTTTTCGGATCCGTTATTACAATTGAACAGCCAGGCGATGGGGGACAGGCGCAGTTTTGTTATTCTCTGTAGAATACATTACGCCGTCAACTCTCGTTTTTGCTCCAGGTTTCGGCTTCCAAAAGCTTTCGCTATTAATGGAGACGACGGGTTGATTATCCTTCCTAGAGCGTTAGTCTCTGAGTACTTTTCCTTCTGCGAGAACCTATGGGAAGTTAACCGTCTGAAAACTTATGTTTCAAGTTCGGTCTTTTCATTTAATTCTCAATTTTATCATTTTCCGGACTTTACCCGTGTTGGGATTGTCCGTTACTCTTTAATACGTGGTCAGGATAAATTCGGCATGGTATCGCAGGATCCCCGTGTTTTTAACACGGTCCTGCGCACCAATTCGATTTTATCTGAAAACCACCTATTTTTAGAGTTTCGAAAATTTTGGAAAAGTCGCCTGGATAAGCTTACTCGTCATGGTAACAATTACTTCCTGCCACTTTGCTGTGGTGGGTTGGGGCTACGCCCGCCCCGGGATCGGGTCTGGACCACTTCTCGCCAGCAGCGTCACGCTATCGTTTTAGCTGATGCTAAGTTAGAGAGAGGTGTCTCTCAGCTCGAGACTCGTACCGTGGGGATGGGTAGTCTTCCGATGGACGTTGTCCTTAAAGGACACTCCATCCGGACTACTCTCCCTAAGGATGGGGAGATCGGTATAACAACTCCGAGTCAACTCAAAGTTGATCTAATTGAGTCTGTTAGACTTGTTCCCCCTGTCCTCAACGGGGCGGTAGACTACATCCCTTTCGAGTCGGAGACGATCGAGCGGCTTTCGGGAACGAGCCGCGTGGTCCGATCCTTCTTTTGAGGAGGTGTGGCCGGTTGGGGGGCCGGCATTGTACATAATTATTCCTCTGGCGCAAGCTTGGTACGTAGCGAGTCACGTCCACTACTTATGTCTAAGAAGCAGAACCCCAAACCCGCCGCTGCTCCGGTTACTCGGAAGCAGATCGAGAAGAACCACCAGCAAAGAGTCCATCGAAATTTCGATTCCATCGAGAAGGATATTCATGGGGAAATCTCCCACGCCGCCGAGGCGTATTGGAATTTCCTCTCGAATCCTTTTCAGGAAAGTCCGGCTAGACCGGTCTTTTATGATGGAACCTATGTCGGCAATACCGGGTTGGTACGCGGTGCCTTGAAGGCAACTATGACCGTAGGTACCCAAGGTATTGGCTGGGTCTCCATGACCATGGACAGAGGTCCTACCAGCAAAACCGCTGATTGCCCTGTAGTCTACTCCACTGCAGCTTTCGCTACAGATGCGAATACTACTTTGGCAACTAACGCTGTTGGTATGGCCTTTGGCCAGTTGACCCAGGCTCCGTACAGCTCAAGTGAATCCCGGCTCGAGCTATTGTACCGTCCAGTTGCTGGGGCCCTCCGGATTACTCCGAGGGGTTCCATGACATCTCAGGACGGAACAATTGCATTTCTCGAGATTCCGGGGCACGTAGGCCAATACGGAACGACATCCTTTGATGGCTCTACTTACAATTACTTTCTCTCCCATCCACGAACTCGGGTCGTCCGAGCAGCTCAGCTCGGAGACCCTTCCGTGGTGAATCAGCTGAATTGGCATCCTCAAGCTGCGGATAATGCCCCGGTAATTAATTCCGGCTATCCGGAGCAAGCAGCCATCAACGATATAAAATTTCGGCCTTTCAACGCGACTAACACGACGGCGCAATTTGGCGATTGCCATTTGCTCGTCAGTGCTACTCCCGGGTTACAGTTCGAAATTGAGTTCGTTGGTGTCTGGGAGGTTAAGGGCGCTAAGGCTACAGGCCTTAAACCCTCTATCCAGGATGCTCATGCTTCAGCGATTATTTTCAATACCCTTTGCCGTCAGAAGCTTTCGGGGCTCGTTGGGAAACCCTTTGAGTTCCGAGGCGCCTATCAGGCCCCGCTGCACCACACGATCAAAAAGACTGTGGCTTCTGCTAGGGACTGGTTGGATGTCGGCAGGGATATTGCAGGGATCGTAAAAGAAGTTGCTGGCTTCGTTCTCTGAGGCACGTTACCCTTGCCCATCGGGGGTGTTACCCCTGACCTGAGTATGTC